ACCATCTAAAAAGATCATATCTGCTATATAACCTCCCCACCCATTTCCATAAGCATCTCTACCCACAAAATGTTCATAGTCTGCATGATTCCAATATGGAGAATTTTCTGCTGAATCTATGCTTACACTATTTGTATCAAAATCAGTTTCTCGAACTCCATTTACATATATTTTTGCTCTATCTGCTTGAGTACCTTCATTACTATTAAAAACAAATACTAAATGATACCAAGCGCTGCCATCACGAAATTTCCTAGTAGTTATTAAATTATGTCCACCAAAAGTAGAATAAGGATAGTCAATCCATATTAGTTGATCACTTGATATTTGTATTGAACTTCTTTCAGGAGTACCTGTATTAGCTCCTGCAATATTTAAAGTTCCATGCTTTCTATTACCAAAAGTTGCATTACTCATTTTAACCCAACATGATAAAGTCCATCTAGTTTGATCTGAAGGTGTTCCAGTTTCTCTAACCATTGAATCTGTAGTAGCATGCCATGCGTTATCAAATCTACAAGAATTAGCTATTTCATAAGCTCCTGTTTCTTTGAGAGGTACTACTGTTGATGCTATTAAAGACATTAGGATAAAGCTGCCGAATTAGCTACATAAACATTTGTACCATCACAAAAATAAGATATTAAATAAGTACCGGCTGCTGTTACTGTTGCTAGAAAAGTAGAATCATTTTTTGTATTTGCATGTGATGATACTGTATGTCCACCAGAATTAATTAATAATATATTTCCTGATTGTTTTGTACTGCTAGCAATACCAGTAAAAGTCAATGTGAAATTCCCACTGGGAGTACATGTAAAGTCATTACTAGCTGTAAGGGCAAAACTACCATCATTATCAGAAGTTACTGTTCCTGCTGCATTAGTAGTAACTGATACACCTGCACCAAATGTTACTCCACCACCATCTGCTATTGTCATTGCATCATCTCCATCTGTATATTCTATAAGTGGAGTTTTAACTGATGTTGCAAATGAGCTACTTCCTGTAGAGGTAATTGCTCCACAACCTACTGTTCCTAATGTAGCTATATTTTTGCTACCATCTACAACTACTGCTTTACTTGCAACTACTGTTCCTGCTGTTAAATCATCTATCTGTTCTATATCAGCTTCACTAATTGCGGCACTTCCCATTGTAAGGGAGGAACCAACAAGGGGTCCACCTGTAAGTGTACCTGTAGTACTAATATTAGATGATCCAGTATCTATTGTTCCAAAGCCAGATGTTATTGAGCCAGAATTTACTGCACCTGTTGTTACAATACTAGAGCTACCTGCTACAACACCATAGATTGAACCTATTGCAGTTCCTCCTATTGTTATAGCATCAGCTTCTACTGTACCATCAAAGTAAGCATCTTTAAATTCTAAAGCATCAGTACCTAAATCTACGATTGCATTTGAACCTGGTGTTAGAGCACCATCGGTTAATATTAATTGTTTTTCGTTTCCTGCATAAAAATTAATTGTATCAGCAGTTTCAAAGTCTATTTTAGTTTGATCATCTTCTCCAATCTTAATATCTGTTGCTAGTATTGAAGTTATTCCTGTCTGTGCAGAAGGTAGTTTAGCTGCTGTAATAGCGTTCTCTGCTATATGATCAGCATCAATGCTGCCATCAACATATTGATCTGAGTCAACTGAGTTAGCTGCCATTTTTGCTAATTCAACAGCGTCATCTGCTAAATGAGCTACTGTTATTATATTTTGCGCTATCTCTCTAGCTGTAACGTTATTCTCTGCGATCTTTATCGAGGTAACTCCGTTATCTGCTATATATAGCGTTACAATAGCATTTGTTGCTAACTCTCTAGCCGTGATAGCGTTCTCTGCTATCTTAAGCGAAGTTACTGAGTTATCTGCTAATACGCTTGATGTTGCTTGTGTTGTTGCCATTTATTTCTCCTAACTTGGCTCTGCGGGCCACTCTACTGTTAATGCCGCAAAAGCTGATAAAGTTGCTGCCGCATTTATAGCAGCTTCGTGTTCATTTGCTTTTGTTCTTACTGCTGCTTGATAGGTTGCTACTGCTGAAGGAATTGCTGCTCCTCCACTTGCTGCTCTTAAGGTATACCAATCATATTGTACTAATAAATTGGCGGCATAATTATTTGTTTTTAAAATTTCTTCGTTCTTTAATCCTACGGATTTAACATCGCCCTCTGTCCCTCTTCCAGCTGCCTGATCTTCTGCTGTAAATAATACATCAGTTAATGATTGAGCTGTAGCAGTTCCATAAGTTCCTGTTACTGTATCAGTACCACTATTGTAAGCATAAGTTATACCTGTATTAACATAATAAGCAGTACTATTTAAATTAGTTGTATCTATTACAGCTGTATAAACACCTATAGCTTTTAATTCAGCTTCCGACCAGAGTTTAAATATATCTCTTGAATGTGTTATTCCAGCCACTTTGATAGCTTTAGGGTTACTAAATATCTCTGTTATTTCATTACTTTCTACTAGTATGTACATATTTTTCTCCTATTATGCTGTACCTGTGAATGTGTTTCCGCCTGCTGAGGCTACCATTTCATGTGCATTTGCGGGTGATGTTGCCCCACCACTTGAAACAAGGGGTCTTGCTGCAAATGCGTAATATATTGAATTTTTACCACTACCATTAATGTATGCTGCACTATCCATTATTTTAAATCCATTTGACATAAAAGCTAATTCCAGTTGACCATGTGTAGATGCTGCTGTGGCAGTAGTAGATGCGTCCCACAACTGCATATATCTATTTCTGAATGATTCATTTGATCTACTTACATAACTAGAAGTGGCTATTGCCATATCATGGCTCCATAGAAACCAACCGTTATCGTGGTCAGCTCCTTTAACTATTACCATAGCAGGTAAAAATCCTGTATTTATAAAGGGCCCATTTATATTTCCGTTTCCTTTATACCACCCAAATTTACTAATTCCTTTCTTTTCTGCCCATACATATGCTACATAAGTACCTGTATTAGCTGCACTAGCTGTTCCTACTGTAAAATATGTTGAGTCTGGAGCAGTATCATTCCATACTGTAGTATTTTCTTCCATACTATAATGTGTTTCTACATTCATATAGTGATTATGAGCATTAGCTCCAGTTAAACTATTTCTTAAAGATGAATGTCCTGGCCCACCATCAACACCTGTGTCTTTATGATAAGTTAACCAACTATAATTTCCACTTAATTTTTTTACCCAAATAACTGCGGGAACTGCTCCTAATCCATGTGTTATCTTCCCTGCACCACCTGTTCCTGTCCAAGTACAAATACTAAATCCTCCTGTAGTATCAGCTTGATAAGTACTTGCTAATACTTGTGTTGCTCCGCTTCCACTTTGTGATACTGAAGTTTTACTTCCACCATTTGCTTTCCAACCAAATGATTGAATAATACTATCTTCATCATGAATCCCAGTATTACTTGCATCATTTGTATAGCCATCAGAATCAAAACTGTCTATTTCAAGACTAGTTTCTGCAACATTAGTATCTGGATGAAGTGCTCCTGCTGTTGGTCCTCTACTAGAATCATGGATTTGCCATGAATTTGCAACAGTTTGATCCTTAACCATAATCATATCTGGTTGCATAGCTGAATTCCCACCAAAAACAACTGAATCATTACTACTAGTTGCCTTATACATATCTGTTTGAAAATACTTTGAAGGATCATTAGCTGCAGGTGGATCAAACTCTGCGAAGTTTTTACTACACATTGCGTAAAATCCACTTGGCGGAGTATATTCAAAACTTCCATAGCCGTTTCCATCTGCTACACCAGTATTATCGAGTGTGAATGTTGGATTACCAAAATTTACTTGATAGATACGATCACTTGATCCGTAGTGCCCAAAACCTACGAGACAGTCTGTTACTCCTTCAGTTAATATATTAGTAATTGCAGCATTAGCTCCTGTAGCGGGATTAGCAGTTCCTGCATTTGTATTCCACCAAGTGCCATTTTTACCAATCCAAAATTTACCATTATCCATATCTAGAGCCATTATCATTATATCGCCATCTGCAACATGGAAACTGTTACTACCAGTAAAATCTGCAACATTAGAATCTCCTCCCGTGCCTGCAGTACCATGAAACATAGTTCCATCACTCATTATTGTCCATGCCAAATCTGCACCTAAATATCCATGTGAATTGCCAGTAAAAGCCATTGGCCAATTAGCATCAGTAAGAGCTATTACAAAGTGACTAGAATGAGAACCAATATCTGTAGTTTCAACTTCGTAGTACCACTTACCTGCACTAACTGATTGATGTGCTCTAGTTTTTCCATAACTTCCAGTATTAGTTATTTTTCGACCCCCTAGGGTAGCTCTCACTCCACCATCTGGTGTTCCATCACCAGCATTATCTAATGAGTTTATAGTATTAAAATTATTGGTTGGTGTGTCTGTTTCTGTCTTTCCATGTATATCTAATAAATTTTGATAAATATAAGCATGATTATTATTACCTGAAGTGTCTGCTCCAATACCAGTTGAAGATTGACCATTACTACTTGTACCTGTTTGTTTAAATTCTAAATGAGCTCCAGCACTTCCATATTGAGCAGTAGTAAAACTAGTTTCTATAGGAATCCATATTCCGTCATCATTAAACTTTCCAAAATCTGTAGCGTCAGCAATAGTATTATCTAAATAATGAAGATCAGCTATATAACAAGAACGTCTTGCTCCGTTACCTATTAGTGTACTTTGACCATCTGAGCTATCTGTATTATCGTTTCCACCAGGATAATGATTATAACCTGGTAATCCCTGATGACTATCTAAATGATTGTCCCATTGTTTATGGACTCCATTTATCCAAATTTTTACTCTACCCCTTGCTGTAGGACTAGAAGATGGATCAGAAGTACCATAATCTGTATTAGTAGTATCTACTTGTACCATAAAATGAAACCACGATGCAGCATCTATCAAAGGTATTTTAATAATAGAACCTCCCATACTAACTGAGTTATAACTCACATCTGCAGGATTATCATGATTATTTTGAACTGATATATTTTCACTAACTGAACCAGTCCAATGTACAAACTGCCAATTATGAGCATCAGAAAAACCAACACATTGTTGCATTTTACACCAATAAGCTATAGTTCGTTTTCTTCTGTTATCTATCGTAGAACTATACCCACTTCCATACTCTGATCCTAATGCTATTACATGAGTACCTGATGAAGTTGCAGATTCTGATAAAAAAGAATTATCTATCTCAAATTCTGGTTCAGCATCTGCTCCATATAACCATTGTTCACTACCTAATACCATTATTAATCCTTAACATCTAGTTGTGGTTTTCCTAATATAACTGCGTCTGTTGCGTATACATAATAAGGTATAATATCATATACACCATCTCCACTTGTTGATAGAGTTATGCCAGTACCACCACCGGGAACCTTATATTGACTTCCAATAGATAAAGTAAATGCTCCACCATCATGCCAAAAAACAAATGATCCTGATTGTCCTACATTTTCTGTTGTTGGATTAGTTAATGTAAAGTTTGCATTAGCACGTAATAAAAAATGTTGATAAGTATCAAAATCTGGAGTTAAAGAACTTCCTGCTGAAGGCTCGTGTTGCTTTCCAACGGCAGCGGCTCCAAATGTTACTTTACCACCATCGGCTATTGTCATTGCATCATCTCCATCTGTATATTCTATAAGCGGAGTTTTAACTGATGTTGCGAACGAACTACTTCCTGTTGAAGTAATTGCTCCACAACCTAATGTTCCAAATGTAGCTATTTCTTTACTAGCTCCTACAACTACTGCTTTATTTGCAAGTACTGTTCCATAGCTTGCTGTTACTCCATCTATGGTTTCTAATTCAGCTTCAATAATGGCAGCACTTCCAATAGTAAAACCTGTACCAGTAACTACACCTGAAGAAGTAACTGCTCCTGAACCTATAGTTCCAACTGTAATATTTGGGGAACCTGCTAATCCTGTTGCTGTTCCTGTAAGTGTACCTGTTACATTTCCTGTAAATTGTGTTGATGTTATTACGCCAGTGCTTGGATTATATGTTAATCCTGTATCTGTTTCTATTCCTTGAGTACCTGTTGCTCCATCAACGAATGTTGGATATACAGTTTCATCTGTTGAATTATTGGCATTAACTGTAACATTTGTTCCTACTGTTGCTGTACCTGCTGTTAAACTTGCAGCTGTTCCTGTTGCATTTGTCATTACACCACTTGCTGGCGTTCCCAGTGCTGGTGTAGTTAATGTTGGCGCAGTTAAAGTTTTATTTGTTAATGTTTGAGTACCAGTTAATGTTGTAACAGTAGAGTCAATAGCAACTGATAATTCATTACCTGAACCAGTTGTATCAATACCTGTACCACCCGCAATATCTAAAGTTTCACTATCTAAATCAATACTTAATGCACCACCTGAATCTCCTTGAAAATCTAAGTCTGAAGCCGTTACTTGTGCATCAACATATGCTTTAACTGATTGCTGTGTCGGTACAAGAGTTGCACTATTTGTAGACATATTATCTTCATCTACAAAAGCTGTAATAGTTATTGTACCATCTGACAAACTTCCATAAGTTACTGTGCCTGATGCTGTTACACCTGTACTAGATAAAAGACCAGTTGAAGGATTATAAGTTAAATCTCCATCTGATTCTAAACCTATATTACCACCATCTACATCTCCACCTGCTGTAAATATTATTGCATTATTTTCATTAGTACTTTCGTTATCTGTTATTGTAACTGTTGTCGCTACTGTAGCTGTATCTGCATTACCAGTAACATCTCCTGTTAGGGGGCCTGCAAAGGCATCTGAAGTTACTGTACCATCGAACCATGCATTTTTAAATTCTAAAGAACCTGTACCTAAATCTATATCATTAGTTGTTGTGGGTTTTAATACACCATCTGCTAATACTAGCTGTTCTGTACCCTCAATATCAAAACGAATAATATCTTCATCTGAACTTTCTTCGACTTGTATTTTTGTATCGCTATCAGCATCTACTAAAACTGTTGCAGTAGTAGAACCTGCTGTAGTTGTAACTATAGCTTCTACTGCTACACCAGTTGCAGGTGCTGTACTAAATGTAATGGTTGCTCCAGATAAACTATAGTTTGATTTACTTTGATAAACACCATCAAAATAAATCTGTACGTTATTCTCGTTAGTTGGTGTAACACCTAAAGCTAAAGTAGTATCACTATTATCACCTGTCATGGTGGCTATAGTTAAAGATATAGCTCCTGATCCAGAAGTAGCCCATGAAGGCACTCCTGAAGCTAGTGTTAATACTTCATCATCACTTCCTTTTGCTAATCTAATATAATTAGTACCATTATAGTACATTACATCACCGGCAGCATCAGATCCTAATGCGATATGTGTTCCATCTACTGAGTTAGCTTGTATAGAAGCTGCTCCATTTGTTGCTATCGCAATATCTCCTGAAATAACAACTGGATTAAAGTTAGTACCATCTCCAATTAAAGCTGCACCACTTGTATTGGTTCCCATAGTAATGTCATCGCCAGTAACTGTTAAGTCACCACCAATAGTTACATTACCTGTAGTTGTTACAGTATCTACATAAGCATCTTTCCAACGTACTCCAGTAGTACCTAAGTCAACATCACTATCTGTTTGTGGACCAAAGATACCATCAGCTACATATACTTGTTCAGCATTAGCTGCGTATAAGTGAATCTCATCAGCAGTTTCAAAATCTATTTTAGTTTCGTTGTCTTCACCTATCTTAATATCTGCTGCTAGTAAAGATGTGATTGAAGTTTGAGCTCCAGTTGATACTTGTCCTGTAAGATTACCTGTTACATTCCCTGTTAAGTTACCCGTAACAGAAGTAGTAGTTAGTACTCCTGTACTTGGATTATATGTTAATCCTGTGTCTGTTTCAATACCCTGTGTTCCTGTAGCACCATCAACAAAAGTTGGGTAAACTGTTTCATCTGTTGAATTATTGGCTGCTGCTGTTATACTTGTTGCTAAGTCAGCAGTACCAGTTACATCTCCTGTTATATCACCAACAAAAGCTGTTGACGTAATACTTGTTGCTCCTGTAACTACTCCTGCATCTACACTAATTGTTCCGTCTAATAAAATTGCTGATCCTGATGCAGGTTCAATATTTATTGCTGCTCCAGAATCTAAAGTTAGTACTCCAGCTGAATCAATATCTACTGTACCGTCTGCTGTTATTTGAATATTAGCTGCTGCAGCTGCTGTATCGGTTGTTACTAAACTTAATGCTCCGTTTGTTGCTACAGTTAATACAGCCGTATCACCACTAGAACCAGTCATTGTTACAACTTTACCATCTATTGCTACATCATCAACTGTTAATGCTGTTAAAGTACCTAAACTTGTAATATTTGTTTGAGCAGCTGTTGTTACTGTAGCTGCTGTACCACTTGTATTTCCTGTTACATTACCTGTTACATCACCAGTAACATCTCCTTCAAGATTTGCTACTAATGTACCTACGGCATAACCTGTACCACTCGTATTTACTGTAGTTGTAGGCGCTGCCTGAGTATCTTTAAATAGTTTCCATTTTCCACTATCACTTGCATCTCTAAATAAACCTGCATAAAGGTCTTGTGAACCTGAAGTATCGTATAATCCGTATAGCCCAATATCAACTGCGTCTGCTGCACTATTACCGCTAGCTAGTATGATTAAAGGATCTTCTACGGATAGAGTTGCTGTATTAACAGTTGTAGTGTCTCCACTAACTGTTAAGTCTCCTGCGATTGTTACATCATCTGGGAGTCCAATAGTAATCTTATTATTTGAAACTGTTGTATTTACTTCATTTGAAGTTCCTTCAAAAGTTAAAGTATCAGTACCAACTGTAACAGTATCATTTGAACCACTATCTGCAGCGATTGTAAGTACTGAACTTGTAGCTGCTGTACTTGCGGCTGTAATACGTCCTTGCGCATCAATAGTTATTACTGGAATTGCTGAACTTGAACCATAAGCTGCAGCTGTTACTGCAGTATCGGCTAGTTTAGCTGCCGTTACTTGGTCATTACCTATATGTGCTGTATCAATACTTAAATCAACATATTGATCTGAGTCTACTGAATTAACAGACATATGAGCTAGATCTACTGCTCCAGCTGCTAACTCATCACTATCTACAGCATCATCAGCTAAATGTTCATTATCGATTGACCCAGCTGCATAGTGCTCTGAGTCTATCAAGTCATTAGGTATCATAGTAGCAGTTATAACATTATCTGGTAGTTTAGCTGCTGTAATAGCATTATTAGCTATATGAGCAGAATCAATACTTAAATCAACATACTGATCTGAATCTATTGAGTTAACTGACATGTGAGCTAGATCTATTGCTCCAGCTGCTATCTCATCACTATCTACGGCATCATCAGCTAAATGTTCATTATCAATACTAGCTGCTGCATAATGCTCTGAATCTATCAGGTCATTAGGTATCATAGTAGCAGTTATAACATTATCTGGTAGTTTAGCTGCTGTAATAGCGTTATTAGCTATATGAGCAGAGTCAATACTTAGATCAACATACTGGTCACTATCTACTGAGTTAGCTGCCATTTTTGCTAATTCGACAGCATCATCTGCCAAATGAGCTACAGTTATTATGTTCTGTGCTATTTCTCTAGCTGTAATATTGTTTTCTGCGATCTTTATCGAGGTAACACTATTATCTGCTATATATAGAGTGGCTATTGCATTAGTAGCAAGCTCTCTTGCTGTAATTGCATTTTCAGCTATTTTTACTGATTCTACGGCATTATCCGCTAAATGAGCTACAGTTATTATATTCTGTGCTATTTCTCTTGCTGTAATATTATTTTCTGCTATTATAGTAGAAGTTACAGCATTAGTAGCTGGAAAAGTATCTTGTGGTCGTTTACCTATGTATGACATTTATTACCCCTACGTCTGTTGTAATACAGAGACTATTGTGTCTACTGAACTTGCTGTGTCTGAAACAACCTTTATTATGTCGCTGGCTTCTAGTACGAGTTTTTGATCTACTCCTACGGCAACTAATGTTCCACCTTCGAATATTTCTGCATTTTTTACTATATAATAATGTGCAGTTGCAGAGTTATCATATATTCTAATACTAACTTTTATAGGACTAGTACTTGTTATATTTGAACAAGAGAGCCCTATTACTGTTGTAGTAGTAGAACTTGGTGTAGTGTAGACAGAAACTTCAGAAGTTCCTGTAGCGGCTGCGCCCGCATTTTTAAATGCATTTGCCATATTTTTATCCTAGCGCTATCGCTAATGCTAAAGCGTCGTCATCAGTTGTTAATTCAGTTACATCTTTAAAAGTTAAAATTGTATCGTCTGATTTTCTTAAGTATATAGTTCCTGCTACTGCTCCAATAGCTAGTTCGCCAACGGCTATATCATCTGTATCTGGAGCATTAGTATTAGTTACATTTCTTTTTAATTTTATTAAATTATCTGCCATAATTTAGTCCTATGAGAAGGTTCCGCCATCTATTGCTTGCATGGTAAAAGCTGATCCAGTAGAAGTCATTACATACCCTGCTGTACTTGATGCAGTTAATCCTGTTCCACCTTGACCAACTGCTACAGTTGTTCCTTCCCATGTACCAGAACCAATTGTACCTACTGTTGTTAAGTTAGAAAGTGTATCAATTGCTGCTTCAATAGTTGCTTCTGTTGTTGCATCTAAAGCATCAACATTTTGAAGTGTTAAAGTTCCCGAACTATCAGAGAATGGAGTTGAATCACCAACAGTTAATCCTGATGCTGCTGTTTCAATATTCGCTTTTAAAGTACCTTGAGTACCTGAGAAAACACTAGTAGAATCTGTAGCATCTGGAATAAATGCAAATTTACCATCTGAATCATCATACCCCATAAATGCTATTTTAGCTCCACCACTATTATATTTCATCTTGATTCCTCTATCGAGGTTATCATCAGAGCCAGAAGCTCCCATTTCAAATATTGGATCTGCTATAGTTACTGTAGTTGAATTTACAGTAGTAGTTGTACCACTTACTGTCAAATCTCCTGTAACTGTAAGATTATCTCCTATTGTTGTTTCTGAAGTACCATGTCCGATTGTAACTGCTATACCACTTGTTTCAGTAGCTAATTTTAAAGCTCCTGTAGCATTAGTAACATATGAGTTACTACCATCATGATAAAGAAGCATATCATCGCCAGTTCCTAATTTAACATTTGCATCATCAGGCATGTCTACATGAGTAGTAGGACTAATTACCCCTGTTACTCCAAGAGTGCCTCCTACTGTAGCGCCACCTGCGATTGCAGTTGTAGAACTAGCAACCGTAGCATGTGGTGTAACTGTAATATGAGCTACTGCTGTTCCAGCTGAAGCTATATCATTACCAAATGTTAATGTTCCACTTGTATTAGCTGTTATTGTCCAATCATCTGAAGCATCATCTGATTCATCAGCTATCAACATTAGTGAAGCTGATTCTCCTTCAGTTCCTGTAACTGAAAGCATGTCTGATGTTATTGCTACATCACCAGTTCCATGAGGAGCCAGTGTTAAACTTCCATTAGTATCTGTAGTAGAAATGGTATTACCATTTACATTAACATTATCTACATTAAGTGCTGTTAAAGTTCCTACTGAAGTTACATTAGATAAAGTATCTAGTGCTGACTCGAAATAAGTTTCAAAGTCAGTTAATGCAACATGAACCATAGTTCCATTATCATTAACAACAACTCTATCTGCATCTGCTAGTGTAGTAGATGTTGCAGAGTTTGCTGAACCATCTACAATATTCAATTCTGCTGTAGTAGATGTTACTCCATCTAAAAGATTAAATTCTGCTGCTGTAGCTGTAAGTGCAGTACCTGCTATTTGTAAGCTGGTTGCATTTACTTGACCAGAGGCACCATAAATTAAGGCTTTACTATTAACAATAGTTCCCGCAGAAGAACCGTCTATTAAATTAAGTTCTGCTGCTGTTGAAGATACTAATGTATCTGAACCAGAGCTTCCTAAATATAAAGCTGGGGTTCTTAGTTGTGTAGTTGAACTAGCAGAGTCAACAATTAGTGCTGAACTTGCTGTAGTCGTACCATGTGCGTGATCCATTAATCCTGCAAAGTAATTTCCGCCAATTACTGTTACTGCATTTGAATTTGCAGGGTCACCAATAAATAGACGTTGTCCATTATTACCAGCAGTTCCACCGCCTCCTGTAAATGCTAGTTCTCCAGCATTTAACGACGAGGGTGCGGAAGTCCCTGTCGATCTTTTAATTTTAATTACATTTGTAGCCATTAAAATGACCCTCCATCAAGAGTAAGCATAGTTTCTGCTGTTCCTCCTGCTCCGGCAAGTGTTTGCCATGTTGATTCCCGATAAACTTTAATCTCATCATCATCTGTATCGTACCAAAGGTCTCCTTCGTTCAATTGTGAACCTGATGGAGTACCTGCTTGTACGAAATAATCGCCTGCAAGTTCGTCTAGTGCTGCTTGTACATTAGTAGACTCCATACGCCCAGAAGGTGTATATATAATCGCTGAACCAACAGTTGCTGAAATTTGAGTTGATATTTCGAGTGTAGTACTTTCTCCAGTAACATTATAAGTAGTGCTTGTACCATCTATAGTTAAAGTTGTAGTTACGGGTGTAGAGATAGTAAGTGTTGTTGCCATTATGCCCTCGTTATTTCTCTATCCAGAGTACAAGTGCCTTTAATAAGTCTTGATACTGCCGCATCGCTAGCTGTATAAATTTCTAAATCATACACATATTGTCCAGCAGTTGCTGATGACGAGGTAGCTGCAGGTAAAGCTATATTGACCTTTCCATTTGAAGGTGTAGGAATCGTACACGTAAAACTGAACGCAGCAGAAGATGACTCTTCCGCCGCTCTCGCTTGTGCTCGTGCCGAATATCCTGTTAGGTTTTTGACCACATCATCTTCTTTTACTTCAATATTAATACTAAAGTCTGAGCCTTGGTCAATCTCAATGTTGTAAGTTGCAGCTGACATATTCTTATTTTCTCCTTATTCTTAATTATACTAAAATTAGAGGTAAATGTCAAGATAAATTTTTTGACACCTCCTCTGAAATTGAGAGTTATTTTGCGTGAATTGTATTAGTCATTTGACTGTTGATGTTGAAGGGTGGCTGATAGCCACGCCCATTATTAAGATACGGTATATGTTACATCAGCCCAATCACTGTCTGCACTTTTTAGTGCTTCACACTGTGCAATAGTTATACTTAAACTATCTAAAGATACGGAAGCTCCCTCAGAATTTAAAGCAAGATCACTAGAGTCTTTGGCTGATGCTGAAATAGCCATACCTAAATTTCCTAATTTTGTTTTTACTAGTCCGATGGTACTAAACGTTGGGTCATTTTCTACCCAACCTTTGATTGTTGTAATATTCCATTCACGCATTAGTCCTACTGCTAATATTTTATGGTCTGTAAAATAACCATTACCTCTATGAGTAGGGTGTATAATATCTGCACGTACCCAAGCTTCTCCAGATGCTTCAAAACTATATACTCTTATACCCACAGCAACACCTGCTGGGTTTACTGAAATATAAGTTCTGATAATAGGTTGGTTGTTGGGCATAGTATAGCCACTTTTAATACTAGCATCTGTGCCTGTTTCATTTTGTGTTATTCTTGCAGAAAACCACTTTAAACGTTCGTCATAAGTAAATGTTCCAACTTCTGGACTTAAAGGATAATCCTTCCAACACTCCATCCAAAATGTGTAATCGCTTTCTATCATGGGTCTATGTACCCAACTATTATTTGCTGTAACTGTAGTCATTAGTATTTACCTCCAACTGTCCAGTCTTTGACAGTTAATAATTCATTTTCTGTTTCCACATAGATAACATCTGTTGGTTCATCTATGTACTCTTTCTTACCCTGATATTCTTCCGCTAGTATCCATTCTCCCTCAATTAAAATTGGGTGATCATTTGTTATTTCTAATTCATCTTCTAGTATGTAGTATCCTTCTCGTTGTTTATGTATTATATATACTACTTTAGTTTTGCCTTCGGGACTATCTACTTCATCTCCTATTTTTAACCCTTCAGGTAACATAGCAGGAGTTAGACATTTACCACCACCACCACCAGAACCTGTTAAATCAACCATAGAACAAATTAAAGTTATAGTATTACTACTTGCAGTATGAGTAACTGTTTTTGAAATATATTGTGCCGCACTATGTGTTGCTGCTGAGAAAGTCCACGCATCATTACCACTGCCAGTATTAGTTAATGCAAATCCTTCTGTTCCTGATCCAGTATTAGCTCTAACATTGGAACCATCATTAACCCATGTATAGGTTGCCTCAAATGTTCCATCTGCTGGGTGAACTATGCTTATAGTTCCTGTAGTACTTACTCCATTCCAAGTACTACCATTATATGAAGAAAAACTAGCTGCGGCAGCCCCTGAAGTTACTGTAATAGACCCCCATTCTAAATTTGCGTTTGCGTAATCATCTGCAGAAAATCCTGCTAGTGCTGTTATGTTAAAATCACCTGCTGAATAAGTAGTGTTTGTATCTTGAGTTGTTAATGTAACATTTCCTGCCCCATTTCTAGGTATTGTAATTGTTGTACCACTTATAGATGGTGTTCCTATTACTACATTAGTAGGTAAGGTATAGTTATTATAACCTGAAGGATTTGAAGAATTATATGGAGTAAATCCTATTGAATCTAAGACATCGGCATTAGATAGATTAGCATTTGCATACAGAGCAGCATCATAGCCACTTAGACTAGTTATAGCGAAATCTCCTGCTGAATAAGTTGTATTTGTGTCAGTAGATGAAAAAGTTGATCCACTCAAAGTCATATTAGTTCCTGCTGAGTATGTTGTATCTTTATTTAATCCGAATTCAACCCAAGTACCACCACCAGTTGTTGTCCACAAAGTATCAGGATCTGTCCCCGTTTCTATGTATGTGGAGCCTTTTGGCTGTGTACCTGAAGGGTGCCCACTTCCTGAAGTATGAGTTGGTTCAATTACAGTATTTAAATAATCATTAGTAGTTAAATTAATTATTCCTAAACCTGAACCGCCAGGATTTATATTTAAAATACCTGGAATAGTGTAAGTTAAATCTCCTAAATAAAATTGCGCAGCAGTAAATGTCCAAGTACTACTGTCTACAGGTTTAGTTCCTATTGAGTACCAAATAGATTTACCTGAAGCAGCAGTTGGAACTGTAAGTATCCAGCTACCTGGTGTTTCATCTGTTCCCGCTGTAGGAGTACTTGGTATACTAAATCCAGTTTGTAAGTAATAAATTGTAGTAGTTCCTTTTCCTTCATTCCCCGATTTTGCTTTTGTTAACGTCTGATCTTTAGTAAAAGTAGTAAAATCATCTCCAGCCGCATTTTTACCTGAAATAGTATATGTAATTACAAAACTATCAGTTCCATCTGCTGCCCCACTATGATTTCCAATTGTACAAGTGGTACTTTCGTCTCCTGAAGCGCTACCTTCCGTTATATTAGCAGTATTTCCTATAGCAACTGCAAATTGTCCTGCTAAAACAGTACCTGTTTGAAAAGTTAATGCTGTTTCTCCCTCGTATACTTTAATAGTAGTTCCACTATCTGCATAAGAAGAAACAACTCCATCTTCATCAGCTGGTAATGAATGATTATCATTTGATAAAATAGCACTTACTGCAGCAATTCCTTGTTTAGATTTAGAAAAAGTTTGTATTCTAGTAAAAGCGCTAGAGACTCCTACAGGATCTTTTGCTGTTATAGTATATGTAATAGAAGCAGTATCAGCTGTCATACTACTATGATCTGCAAATCTTCTAGAATAAGTTGAAACTGTAGAAGCTGAACCAACAGTTATATTAGTATCATCAGCTACTGCAACTACAAATTGACTATTACCTGTTCCATAAGCTAGGTGGGTTGTTCCATGCCACACATCTATATCTGTTCCTGAGCCTGTATAAGTTACTGTATCATCTGTAGCAGTAGGAAGAGTATGGGCTTCATTAGTAAGAATTGTACTAAAACCATCAAGACCTTCTTGAAGTCCAGAAGCTGTTATTTGGTCTCTTGCTAATATATCACCACTGTTACTTCCTTCTCTTATTTGTACTTCTAATTTTTCTGGCATATCAGAATATGCTGAAGGTGGTGTATAAGTATAAGTTGCAGTAGTAGTATTTTGAACACTTGAATCATTTTTATAGAATTGATAATAAACAGTTCCAGTAGTATTCAAAGCTGTTGCAGTTACAACAGCATCTGAAGGAGAAGGAATAAGACCACTAGTATTATATTCAAAAGTTTGATCTGCCATTGTTAAATTAACAACTCGAGCATCTGTTCCTGCTGACCCATCATTTCCAGCAGCTCCATCAACTCCACCTCCACCTGCATAGTTATTTAAAACATAAGAACTAGAAGAATTTCGTATAATTTTTGAAATTATAAAATCATTTATAAAATCTGGTCTAAAAGTGCCTTTATAAGCATATTTAGTAGTAAATGCTTTTGTTACTGCTCCAACTACTTTTAACTCAGTATTACTTACTACTTGATCTACATACCCATACCACGAACCTGTACCAAATGAAGTGCTTGCACTATCATGTAATCTAATAAAGTCTCCTGCAGCAAAATCAGTAGTAAAAGCAGTACTAGAACCAGTTACTGTATCACTATCTAGTGTAGTTGTAATGGTCCCTGATGCTTGTGTTAAGCCATTAGCACTGGCCCCTACTTCCTGCCACCAAGTAAAACTTCCTGCTAATCCTGTTTGACCTTTATGATAAGTTGTATCCGTTACTTGTATAATCGCTTTCCACGGATCAGAAGCAACGGCACTAGCGTCAAATAGAGCATATCCAGTTTGTCCATCTGTTAAAGAACTAAAAGATTGTCTTCTTTGAGCATGACTTTGAGTAGCTTGAGTTACACTATATTCTCTTCCTGCAGTGTTAACTACTGTGTAAGGACTAGCAGAGAGATCCCAGTTACCTGAAGAATCTATTGTAAGTCCTGCTGATAATATACCACCAAATGTAAGTTTTTCTAAAGATTGAGATTGGCCTGTTACTGGAGCTGTTATTGTTTTTTCTAATACGGCCCATTCTGATAGTGCCCCTCCTTCATATATAGCTCTAATTCTTACAGTATATGTTCCTGCAGGAACATTAGGTACTCTAAATGCATAAGTCTTTGCTCCTACAAATTCTCTATTAAATCCATCATTTTTGGATACAATTCCAAAATTATGTTCTATTTCAAATTGCGTTATACCTGGTGGAACTCTTTCATAATTTCGTCTTTCTTCAAAACTAACACCTGTATCATGTGCTCGTTTTGGAGATCTTAAAGCTCCTCTAGTAACTGTTAAATCATTACTACTTTTTGCAGACCAGTATACCACTTCTTCTTGTGATGTTCCTGCTTCAATAACTCCATAGCCTGTTGCAGCAAAATCACCTGCATCTCCTACTGTAATTGTAGTTTCAGAATTATCTAGAGCTTCGTTAACGAATGTCGCATTTAAAACATTATCAGCTACCCAAGTTTCTACAGGAGTTGCCCAACTAATTAGTGCCTCTAAAGCTCCCGTTACATCTTCTGTACTATCAGTAGTACTAAAACTAGCAGCAACAGATTGTAAATTAAAAGTTAAACTAGCAGGTGAGGGATACGAAGCATCTCTATGCATATTTACAGGTTTCTTTAAAACAGATTCTCTAGTAGGTTCTAAAGTGTACCCTTTTTCTACAATATCGTATTTTTCGTCTCTATATTCTGCAGCTCCAATATTGAATACTCCTTCTCCCTGACTTTCGACTCCCATAATTCTATATTGTTTTGGGTTACCTGTAACTTCATTAGTTGAAGTAGTAGTTCTACCAGAAATTGCCCAAACAACTTCTGAATTTGGAGCAGAAGAAAAAGCGGAACTTACAGTAATATTACTACCTGCTGCTATTGTTCCTGCTGATGTGCTAATTGTTTTAGTTTCTACCCTTGAATTTTCACTCCAAGCTAATTCTACTTTACCATTATTTTCAGTACCACCATTAGATGCCGCATCAGAATCTTCTTTAACATTAGTAGCTTTAGCAAAAGTATTAATTGTTGCTCCACTCTCATCAAGAAGTATTAAATCACCTTTTGTATACGTAGTGCTATTTATATGTACTTTTTCTGGACTTACTAAATAAGCTCCACCTTCTGGGTATATTAAATGCAGTTTATATGTAGTACTTGAGGCTAAAGTTATTGCTCTATCTAAAGTTACTATTGTTGTACTTGTTCCTGCTTTTATTCTACCGCTAAATTGTATCGTATCTATAGTGGCGTCTTGTATATTTACAACATCACCAGGTCTTAGTATTGCAGCATTCATTCCAGTAGAAAACTTACAAAGTTCAGTTTCTAATTTATCTGTAGTAATAGCCCATTTTCCAATTCTATTAGCTTGTCCTTGACTAGTACAACCGAAAGCTTTAAAGTCTTTTGATACTATTCTTCCTTTTTCAATTATATTATCTACATCATCTACTATTTCAACTTTCTCTTTAAAGTTATCTTCTGGGTCCATCCACTTAACTAGGTATTGATTAGCTCTTATTCTCTCAGAAGTAGACTCATAAGAAAACTCTCCGTCTATAACATTACCCTGAGAAAAAGTATAAATAGGTTCTCTAGGTCTATCTTGAATTGCTACTAATTGACCATCCATCCAAAGAGTTATTCCTCTAAAAACTGATGCAAGATCTTTTAAAACTTTATAAGCTTCCTGAGCTTTTGTAATATAAACATTGCATGTAAATCGAGGCTCTTGTCCCCCTTTACCATCAGGTACTAATTCATCACAATATCTTGCAATTTGATATAAAGAATATTTATCAACTAAACTTGCATCTACAATATGTCCTAAACCATATCTAGGGTCTCGTACTAAATCATAAAATATCCACGCAGGATTATCAGTATATACAAGCGCATGATTAACACTAGTAGCAGCAAAGCTAGATACATCTCCTCTAAAATTACCATCCCAATCTTGGTAGGTTGACTCTTGGCCTCCAGTAGATACATTTCTAGCATAACTAGCTGAATTACTACTCATTTCCTCTCTAGTTTTATAATTAGTAGGAACTTGAACTTTTTTACCTCTTATGTGATATCCTCTTTTTGGAGTAGTACTAAAATCCTTTGAGCTAAAAGATACTGCCGCATAAGCAGTATAAGGATAAGTTAGTTTATCTGTAATATGAGATTCAATATGTTTAATAATAGATTCATTGCTATGTTGATGATGTCCCAGTGACTTCATGGGCTCATTAACTCTTTGAAATTTTAATCGCCAATTAGTAAAAGGTTTAAAATTTTGAACTGAAAATTCATACTGTTCTATAATAGGTTTTGTAGTTCTATGAATTATAAAACCTGTCCCCATGCCTCTAGTATTATCACTAAAGTCATGAATACTAGCTGATCCTAATGCAGAATCTGATCTACCAACTAATCTAGATGAATGATAGCTTGACCCATCTCTTGTATATTCGAAATCAACAGTTATTTCTACCCAAGAATTATGCTCATTTCCTGACTTAGTACTTGTTGCCATAAGTCCTTGGGGTGCTTCTATAGTCCAACCAACAGCATCTGTTTCTGCAGGCTCTGTTGCTCCTATAGTTGCTGCAGTATAAGTATATGCAGAAGTTGTACCTGTTCCTGTTACTCCTGAAATTTGAGTTTGAGCCATTCGCTGACCCGGTGAAAGAACAAAACTTGCACTAGGTGGAGAATTACCTATTAAACTAGTAATTGTTTGATGCTTATGCCCACTTCTAAACTCATATTGTACATTATCAAAATTTCGTTTTAGTCCAGATTTAGAAGTATTTATTGCATTAGGGTTGGCAGGACCAATAATTGTATAACCTGCTCCTGTCGTTGCACTACCTGTTATAGCTGTCACAGCGTTATCACTCATAGTTACTTGATTATTAGAAGGGTCATAAGATATAATAGTTGAAATATGATCTAGTCCCCCTGCTGCTGCCGTAACAGAAGTTACAGGAGCAACATCTACTTCTACATGTGTACTATCAGTAAACTCAGTAATCATAGTGAGTAAATCAGAACCTAATTCTTCAAAACCTGCTCCAACAATTCTAAGCATTCCTGCTCCATTTGTTTGACGAGTCTTTTTAACCATATCAGCCGTAAAAAAGGCTGCACTAGCAACTATAGTATGGTCTCCTGCAATACAGGTAAATGTAATATCTGGATCTGAAGTAGCTCCTTGTTTACCTGCTCCATAAATGTGAATTAGTCTTTTTGGACTACCAGTAACATCAACATTATCTAAAGCTCCATCTGATAAAGTAACAACTGCAGATGCTGCTACAGTAGTAGAAATTGTTGCAAAAGATCCTCGTTCTATTTGTGATACTCCATCTCTTAATGGAACATCATCAAAATAAATACTAGCATCTCCATTTACTAGTCCTACTATTTCCCCTTCAGAAATAGCATCAAAAACTACTGCAGCATTAGTTTCTTTTCCAGTAAAATTTCTGTTACTTCCGTCTCCAAAATTCATATTAACTCCTATAGTTCATCTTGTTCTGATGATGTAGTCTCATCTACCACACTTTCATCCCCCGATCCAGGAACATTTAGCACAGATCCTGGTGGAATCACTAAATTGCTTGAAGTTGCTTGTCCTGGTAATCTCCATGTACCTACTTCAAAACTTCCATAATAGTTACTATATCCTGCGCTAATTGTTGCTCCACCTACTATTAATTCTCCATATGCTATAGGTACAGGTACTCCTTGTTGTGTAGTATTTACTGTTCCTCCTAATAAAGAAACATCCTCTTCATCATCATTTGATGGATTAGGAGCTAACATTTCATTAATTGATCTTAATCCTAATGAAGCACCTGATAACATTAAGCCATATCCAACTCTTGCTCCCCAAGTTGACCCCATCTTAAATCCAACATTCGCCATAAATTTTCCTGCTGCAGTACCTGGATATGCTGAAGCGGCTCCTAAACCACCGCCAGCTACAGCTGCACCCTGTACTATCCAGTAACCTGCCCAAATAATAACAATTGCTGCTAAAAGTTTTCCTGCCCCTTTTGAGCCTGCAGGTATTGGCGTGATTACTACATCATCATCATTTAATTTGAGTAATACCTCACGCTCATCTTCTAAATAGTCATCTCCTCTTCTTATATCAAATTGGGTACCTGCATCATGACATTCCATTATATATTGTTTAAAGCCTTCTCGTTGACATTCTATTAGTTTAAAAATGTCAAGTAATGTGTTACAATTAGTATTCCACCGCTTTCCAAAGCGATTACCAAATTCTCCTTCTAATATTACTGTTTGCATTTTTCATTCCTAAAAATTCTTGTCTTATGTTTAGCCCAAAAAGGGTATAATAGTTCTCTACAAGATAACCTATATACTGCATGATGCAATAAAAGATCACCATCTAAATAAATACCACAATGATTTGGTACGCTTGATTGTACATTAAAATATAATAAATCATTTTCGAGCAAACTTCCATCAGTCACTTCACTCCAACCTTCATATTCTTGCCATAAATCTCCAAAATAGTCAAGTCCCTTATCCCACCAGTCATCTTCAAACGCCTGTCTCGGCATTTTAATTTCAAATTTTTCATAGTATGATTGTATTAATGAAAAACAATCATTGACACCAAATTCATACTCTCTACCAATTAAAGGCACTTCTGTACGATTTGGCTTTAAATGATGAAGATTGATTTCAGGGATACTAATTATATAATAATCTAAATTTAATGCATTACACTGCTTCACATCTGTTTCGCTTGGCTTTGCTGTAGTATCTGGGTGACTATGAACTACTGCTATTATATCTGCGTTCCTGTTTATTCTTATATAATCTGTTGAATCAATTATAAAATCTTCATTATCTTCTGCAACATTTTTACATGGAAACCATTTTGATTTGCCTTTCTGTATTGCAATTACACCACAACCTTCTCGAGGATATTCTTTATTAAAATATTTAACTATAGTATCAAAATGACTATCTAATATCATTTAAAGACCCTAGAACCTGGAAATCCTCCGAATGGCAATGTTGCGTCTGCTTCACCAATTACTCTTCGAGTTTCACTATCAACAGTACCAAAGCTAGATCTAAAACGTCTAGCACAACCTTTAAGCGTTTTTGAGCACTGATCTCCGATTTTCCAATAAGTATTAAAAGTTGGTGTAGCTTGATGAGCTGACGTATATTGTGTAGTATATTTTACTTGCCATAGTCTTGTAGTTACATCTTGATTCCCTCTATCATAAGTTACATATTCATTATAATTTGGATCGGTATAACCTTTATAAGTAGTACTTGCAGAATAAGCACTATAAACTCTTATTCTTCTCCAATTAGTATTAGTATCACCAGGAGGACCTGGTGTACAGGTTCTAGTACATTGCCAATAATCATATGAACTTTGTCCTGTTGTTAAAGTTCTATCTGCATTAATTTGAGTTAAACCTGTTTTTGCAACTCTTCTATATTGACCTGCGGTATATGCAGTACCACTAGCATAAGCAGTATCTAATCCTGCTAAGCTTGAAAGAACAACTTGTTCATCTTTAGCATTAAAAAATACAATACGAGATGTTCCGTCATCTGATATTCTACCATAAGTGTCCCATTTACATCCTCCAATTTGATCTTCTTCATCTAATTCTTCTGATCCTCCTTGGTAAATCCAAGCACAAGCATTTCCAATAATGTTACGTCTTGGCAATTTAGTTCCAAATAAATCAAAAGCTGAAGATAGTTCGAATGTGATTTGTACTGGATTTTTTTCTGAAATTCTATCTATAAACCACATTTGTATTGGGAATTCTACTGGAGGATTTGCGTCTCCTGATTGTCCAATACAATATTTATATAAAGTAGTTCTTCTATATATCTTTTTTCCTAATAAGTCTTCATTAGATAACCCACCTAAAGCATCACTAAAAGTACTTAGTAGATTTGCAACTTGTATGGTTGGTCGGGCAGAAGCCCCCGTTGATTGAAGGTTAAAACCTTCAGATTGAATAGGTAACGCAAGATAAGTTCTAGTAGTTCCACCACTAAATTGATCTCTGAATTGAACAGTAGTTAAATCAGCTTCTAGACCTGAATAAAAATAAGCATATGTATCAGTACCAATCTCTAATTCCCACAATTCTATAAGTTGAGAACCAGGATCCTGTTTCTGTACATCTTTGGTTATATCTGTCATGATTCATAAACTCGTCTAAAAGTTGCAGTACAGCCATAAAAGTCTCCATAAGAATAAATTTGAGACCAATTATCACATACAACTTTTACAGCTGTTTCTCCTGAGTTGTTTGAATCTGGAATTGTAAAAGTAAATGCTGTTACTGCTCCTTTAGTAGCAAAAAATGCTGTAATATCATCTATATCTTCTTTAGTTCTATTATTAAAAGTTACAGCATAACTTTCAGCAAGATTATTTATTCCATTTACAAGACGTTGTTCATAACCGTCTCCAAAGTCTGTTTTAAAAATTCTAGGTGTAGAAGCCCGTGTCATACTTTTATCAGGCTTTACCACTCCTAAACTACCACTAATATCAAATCCTATTGCCATAATTATTATCCATAAGGGCTAAGTGCCCCACCTGGTCTTTTCTGTTTATAAATTTCTTCTGTTACTGCTACGGATATTGCTCTTCCTAAATTTGCTGCTTGTTGTCCTTGATCGGATTCTAAAGCACTAGTTGTCTGCCCATCAGAAGATACATTAACATTTACTACAACGTTTGAGCCTCCACCTTTCATCTGTACAGGAATACTTCTTCCATCTGGTAACGGTACTACTGCTTCATTATATCTGCCTTCTCCAACAAGATAGGTTGGTTCTGTTGCAATTCCGCCTGATCTATAGCCCCTGGGTTTTTTATTTCCTATATATCCACCACTTGCTTTTGGAATAACTCCTCCTCCTGCAAAACTAAATCCCATGGCTTCTACAGCTTTCATAGCTATTAATTTAATTATAACTTGTGCTATTGCTGCTATGACTGCTTTTGACATTTCAAGGAATGCCTCTTTCATAGTTTTAGTTCCATCTATAACTCCCATTATTCCTTTTTGTAATCCTTGATCAAAAGCTTGTAATCCTGCTACTCCAATCTCATGAATAGTATCTATTGATAGTTCCAAATTCCTATTTTTTTGTTTTTGTAACGCTATACTGTTTTCCAAATTAGTCACTTCTTTTAAATGCAACCTGAGTTCTTCTCCCCCCATGGCCTTTGTAAGTTTTAAATTGTGATCTTTAAGTTTATTTTCTAAACTTAATTGAGTTGCTTTGCCTTCATTTATTTTTTGTAACGTCATTTGCTTCTTACCAAAGTCAGTCCCACCAACAATTGAACCTTTAATTTGTTCTCCCCTGAGTTTTGCTGCTGCTAAATTAGCTATTGCTCTTTCCTCGTCAGCTATTAATGTTACAAATTCTAATTGTTTTTTATAATTTTCCGTAATTCTTTCCTTTAACTCCGCAATTCCTTCATCTGTAAGTTTATTTTTCTCTGCTATTTCAGCCATAGCTAACTGAGCCTTTAAGTTTTTTTCCATTTGATCTAATTCTATTATATATTTACTTCTAGCATCTGCAGTAGGTCTCTGCCATTTGTTCCTTGTTTGGTTAACCTTTTCCCATTGCTCCTGTTCCCGTGCTAACGCATTAGTTCCAGCTCGCCAAATTTCTACTCTTGCATTCATTGCGTCTAGGTCTTCTTTATTCAAGTCCTTTCCGTCTCTTAGAGTATCATAGTAGTCCTGGAAGCCCTTATCAAGCTTTGTACCTACTCTAAAAGCGTCTAGCATTGCTAAAGATAGTTCTTTAAATTCATCTTTAGCTTTTACTGCTTCCTCTAACTCAGCCGACCACCTCTCTCCGATTGGCTTACCTATAAATTGCTGTATTTTGTTCAACCAACCCAAGCCTCTCATAGGGGGTAATTTCTTTCCAGCCATAAACTGAGTCATCGTGCTCTTATTCATTACCTTCTCAGTTTCCACCTGATATTTTTTACGAGCTTCTAACCAAGTATCATAAACCTCTTCCATTCTTAATTGGCCTACTCCTCTTCCTCGTTGGGCTAACCATGCAAAATATCCCATCTTCATAACCTTTTCTGACTCATTTGCAAATTCTTCTATTTCCGCATTTAGCATACGCTGTTGAATAATAAAATTCTGCATGTCACTGTTAGCT